TACTGAAAATGCTTCTGCTGCTCTGCTAGGTCAGGTAACAGAGAAAGCTCAACTTGCAACAACTAAAGCAGCAGAAGCAAGTGCTAGTGCAACAAGTGCTAGTAACAGTGCAACCTCTGCAAGCACATCCGCTAGTAATGCTGCTACAAGCGAAGCAAATGCATTATCCTATAAGAACTCTGCTTCCTCTAGTGCAAGTAGTGCGAGTGCTAGTGCAAGCACAGCCACAACTAAAGCAGCAGAAGCAAGCACATCCGCTACTAATGCCGAAACATCTTATCAAAATGCTGTATCCACTTTGGCTAATAAGCTAGACCTTAGTGGCGGCACTATGACAGGCACTATTATCACCACTAACAATAGTGCCTTGAGAAAAAATAATACTGATGGATATTTGGAAATTCGTGGTGGTACTGATTATTTAAATGGTGCTTATATGGGAGTAGTAGGTGAAAATTGTACTACGAAAGATGTTGGCTCTTTTTATATATGTGCTAGAATATCAAGCGGTAGTAATACTCTTGTTGGCAAGCCTGATGGAACTTTGTTATGGGGTGGCAAAACAGTTATAGTTGGCACTACTGATGCTCAGTATATAAAGCGAAATGTAGATAATGATAGTTTTATGATTAGAGGAGGTACAGCCTATGACAAAGGTGGTACTGTTGTTGCCTATGGTAAAGATTATAGTGGTAATCTTGCTGGAACAGTTAGACTAATATCACATAATGGTACGAATTCCTCTATTCTAAATTTATTCCCTAATGGTAGTTTAACTTTAGATAATAGAAATATCGAAGTGGTAAATGCTATTGGCACAAACTATATTCGCTACGAAAGTGGTTTGCAGATATGCTGGGGAACGGTAGATATTACTACTACAAGTGGTGTAACTGTTAATTTTGGGGCATCTTTTAGTGGTAGTCCTGCTCTATCTTTAGGTGTAAATTATAATACAAATTGCTATTCCACAAGTTTAGGAAATTCATCTTTTAAGTTTTTTGTTGTTAGCTTGGGTAGTAATAGTAGTGTAAGCGGTAGATATATAGCTATTGGCAAATGGAAATAGGAGGATAATATGCTAGGTACAAAAATCAATAAGCCTTGTTTGTCGCAAGAAGAACTAGATAATTATAGTACTATCGCAGAATGGTGTAACAATAATAATGCTCATATTGATGACAAAGGCGAATACTACGAGGTAGTAGAAAACACTCCTTATACTCCTACTACCGAGGAACAAATCGCACAATTAAAAGCTGAACTAGCCACTTATGACTATATTGGTGTAAAAATCGCTATGGGTGTTGCCACTGTCGAGGAATATGCTGACCAAATTGCTTATACTCAAACTTTAAGAAATAGAATTAACGAGCTAGGCGGGTGATGTTATGGCTAACATAACTTTAAGCACGATACCCTCAAATGTCAGTGGTGATGGCAAGAGCTTTGTCAGCGCCTTGAAGAATTATCTGTCAAAGATAGAGTCTAAGGCAGAGTCAGCTAGTGAGGAGTCGGGTGCTTCCTGCAAGCAAGTAACAGAGTTAAGGCTTTACCAAGAGGAAAACGGCACAAAGCATAATATTAGAGTTAGGTTTAACCCTTCTAATATTTCCAACTATGCTGGCGCAGAGATATGGCTAAGAGAGGGAGACAAAGGCGCTTGGACAAAGGAAGGTACTGTCGAAGGTGTACAATGTCTTTTGGAAGATGTCAGCGCCAACACAGAGTATTATGTTAAGGTAGTTGGCATAAACCTTTTGGGTAATGTAGCAGACTTTAACGAAGCGCCTATGCAGAGTATTACCATTGTGGCTGCTGCTTACGTGTGCAATACTCCTACACAGTTCTTTTGGAATACAACTACTAATAGGTGGGAATGGTCAGGCTATGTCGATAATGGTTACACAAAGAATTTTGAAATAAGGCTAGACCAAAATCCCGGTACTAACTTTAATGATAAAAGCAAGTGTATTGCATCTGGAATTGCAGCGAATTTGCGCTATTCAACAGAGATTCCAACCATAAGATATGGCACAGCATACCTATATGTTCTCAATGAATATGGTTATTATAACACTCCTGCTGTGCATATATTTAATAAAGAAGCTCCTGCAAAGCCTAGCCAACCATCTTTGGTTAATGTTGGTAGTGGCATACTAATCTGTATGGACACATTACCTCACGATAGCTTTGAATATCTGCTAGAGATAAATGGAGACAAATATGAAACCCACAAGCAAAGGTTTCAGTATTATGTATCTGCAACAACTACTCCACCAACAAGTTTGTCTGTAAGATATGCTATTAGTGATGGTATCTCCACTGGCGAATACAGTAATATGGTTACTGTTAATTATGCAGATATTCCTTTGGGTGATGAGACTACCATTACAGAATTTCAAATTGCAGATAATTCTATTGGTGGCTCTAAGATACAGGCTAATGCAATTACTACTGATAAGATAGATGCCTATGCTATAACAGCTACCAAGATAGCAACGAATGCAATTCAAATAGGTGGCGCTAACAACAATGTAACCATACAGAATGGCTCTATCAATGGCAAAAAACTGATATCAAACAGTGTTAATACCGCACAGTTGGCAGCAGGATGCATTACCACCAACGAGCTAAAGGCACAAGCTATTTCTCTAAGTGGCAACCTCAAAATAGTATCGGGCAACGGACTAACAGTGTTCAATGAAGATGGCATATCTTTTAAGGACAATAATGGTTATACATTCGCCAATGTAGGCAGACAGCTTATAGGCTATAATGTAGCGCATGGCCATCACGTTGTCTTTACACGCGCTTGGGATAGAGTTCCATACGTTATGTGTATACCTAGAAATATTACACTGACAGCGCCCGGATGGAACAGCTCTAATGTATCTATGTATTGTAATGCTTACAACATTTCAAACACTGGCTTTTATGTTAGGTGCGAAAACATCATAGAGGGTGGCGCTAAAATTATTACAACCATTTCCGACCAGTATACCAATTTATATGATATTGGTATGACGGATGACCACCATCACTATAACGCTGAAAGTGGAAAGACAGGTACAACAACCTATCCTGCCGTAAGTGTTTCCACAGGTAACCACCTTACATCTTATACCTACACTAAATCATACACCAAACCAGCCGCTGCAACAAAAGCTATTATACAGTTCTCTTGGAAGTCTCAACCTACCTATAATGGCTCTGTTTACCCTAGAGTATATCTGCAAACAGCTAATGGAACAACTGTGGCAACTTATTCAGGTTATTCGGCAACTCCCGCAAGTGGTGGAGAGTATACAAGTGATGTAAGCGGTGATAATTATTACTACACAGAAGGCGCTGTATTTGGTGTAAATAATGCAAAACTGTCTGGTAACCTTAGTAGCTCCGATACAACTTTTAAGATTATGGTAGAGCTTTGTTATAGACGTTATCACAGCAACGAAGCACCAGCGCATCTTACTTATTTTTCCATTGACAGTTATGAAATAGAAGCTGCTAGTGCTTCTCAATTAGCGACAGGAACAGTTGACTTTATAGCTTGTGAGGTCAACGAAACCAGCTACTCATAAGGGGTTATTATGGCTTTATGTATTGATTATAATAAACAAACAATTTTTAAGAGCGAGAACGGAGAAAGCATTACACAGACTAAAAACTATCCTAGCGCCTATGTCCGTATTGATGAGATTATAGGAGACAAGGCAACCATAACACTGATAGTAAATGTGTATGAATCTAAGCCAACCATCAAGGCAGATGATGAAGGTGTAGAGTATGAGGAAAGCAACAGACTTGATGAGCTATTCTTTAACTTTGCTCCTAGCGTTGCCGATGGTAGCTCTAATTTTATTAAGCAAGGATATGAGTATCTAAAGACTACTGATATTTTTGCTAATGCTACAGATTGTTAGAGGTGGTTATATGGCAAACGAATCACAACAACTAACAACTTTAAACTATGCAGACTTTAGCGGTGGTATGGCAACTTATGCTCCTGCCACAAGTTTGCAGGAAAACGAGTTCCAGCTAATAAAGAATATGGAATTCAACTTTAACCAGCTTGTAACAAGAGGTGGTTTAAAAAGGCTAGGCACTTTTGATGGCAACTGTATAGCATTACATTACGTAGAAGCTACTAAGACATATCTGCTTGTAGTAAAGGGTACAAACTGTGTTGTATGGCACGTATGGGAAACCGAGGACAGTATTAACAGGACTCAGCTTGGTACTCTTTCAGGAACGGAAAAGCCAGTGTTCTGCAACTTTGATGGCAAAGTCTTTATTGCATCGGGTGGAAAACTACAGTATATTACATTCCCAAGTGTTTCTAATAATACAGTTGTTACGGCTGGCTCTATCACCACAATTCAAAACAGTAAGCTATGCGATAATGTATTTGAGAGATTTGGCAGACTTGTAACATCTATTGCTGGTGATGATAATCTCTATTACTCCGCTAGTGGTGACCCTTACGAAACTGGTTGGGAAGATAATACCAATGATGACAGTTCTTCCAAATGGATTGAGGTCGGCTATAAGGACGATGGAGATATCATTAAGGCGCTACCCATTCAAAGTGACCTTGCTATATTCAAATCTAATGGTAGAGTATATGGCTTGTCGGGGGAATATCCTAATTGGTACATTTCACAGATAGCAGAG